TTACATGGGGAGATAGATAGCTCGGGAAGGGGCTAAATAACGCGTCAGACGGGCGCAAACGCTGATAATAGGCGGGTATGGCATGTGTACAGTGCTGTGCCCGCCTATGCTGTATTATGGCCATCGCCACCACCCTATCGGGATGTGTGTCTCGGCTCTGTTTTTGCTTGGTTTAAGGGGTTGGGGGGTCGCTTGGGTGTTCGATTTGGAGGGTCAAATCGGGATAATTTGGGGGGTCACTTGGAGGGTCAAAACGGCTCTAAAATGGGCGTGAGTTGATGGGGGTAATACAATATTGCCCCCCTTTTTTGCGCCTTTTTCGTGCGAGTTTAGGGGGGTATTACATTGTTATTTGCATGCAAACGCCGTCAAATCAGCCGTTTATATGATTTTAGGGGGCTGGAAGGCCTGAATTAGGGCTGTGAGCTGTATATCCTTCGTCTTAATTTGCTCCTCTAAGAGTGATACCATGCGCTGTAGATTCTGTATCGTTTTCTCCTTCTCCTCGATGACCATCTGTAGACCAAATCTGTCGGCTTCCTCATTCAAGGGAGCCCTTCGTGGAAAACTGCTCGAGGTGACGTTTGAGCTGGTCGGTGAGGGGTGTGAAGAGGTACCCGTGAGTAGCCATTCGACGGGGATAGCGGGATATTCCGCTATTATGCGGGAAATAACCGCGCCTCCCAGCTCGCTTTTTCTATCCTTACCCCTAAAAGCAGAGGTTGACATCCCTACTTTCTTACAAAAATCAACTATTGATATTCCGTTATCTATCAGATAGTTATACGCCCTCCCTTTTATGGGTGCGTAAATTTCTTCGCTTTCTTCTTGCATGTGCGGAAATTTCTTACTTACTTTGCGATGTTGTAAGACGATTACACCGCTGTAAAGATAAACGAAATGAAATAGACGAACTGATATGATTACGATGAAAAAAAGATCAGAAATCCTTGAGGCGCTGCTCTTAGCGCTGTACGAAGGGAAGAGCGTGACCGTATGCACCGATGAGCCTGGATTCGGCATCCGCCACATCGACGACTGCGACCCTATCCATGAAGTAGCCTTCCTCGCAGAAGGACTCGAACTCGAGGCGGAAGATGAGCCCCTGCCACATTGGGGTGATCAGCTCCCCGAAGGCGCAGAGATGTATAGCCTGCTCCGCCATGGAGACGATGGTGAAGTCTACGTGTATCAGATAGCTATCGATTAGTAACCACTGGTATCCCCGAGGCGCTAACCTCGGGGAGCCATAAAGACACAACTATAATATGGAAAGACAAATCCGACTTACTACCGAAGACCGCCGTGCTATCCAGAAGGAGACGGGGCTCACAGACGGGGCGTTGAGCCTCGCATTGACCTTCCGTCGGCATGGGGAGCAGTCCGAGCGCGCTCGCCAGCTTGCCCTTGAGCGCGGGGGGATGGTCTACTGCACTGCCCCTGAATGCGAGACGATACACGATGCAGAGGGTAAGATGGTTCAAACCTTTGCCAATGGCGCGGTCATTACCGTGGATAAGGCCTCAAGCGAGGCTACCTTGGTGTACGACGGGAAACTCGTCGCGACCTATCACAATGTCACACTGCAGATGCTCTCGCTCATACAGACGACGGCGTCGGAACTTAAGTAATAGCCATGCTTCAGCACTACGGAAAAGCTACGGCCATCGATCTCTCCGACCTCATTGAGGATCGGCGGACTATCGAAGATCAGTCCGAGTGCTTGGCTCCAGTGATTTCCTACGAAAATTATAGAGCTCAGGCGCGCCGAGGCCGTATCAAGGTCCTTCGGAAGGGAGGCGGTAAGGGCGGCAGCGTCCTTGTCGACTACGATAGCCTGCCTTTGGAGCTTCGCGACAAGGTAGATCAGCGCCTCGGTGGTGATGCCGTCCATGTGGCAACGCTCCGCAAGTGGTTCAGCGACCATTACCGCCGCGATCGAGGTGCTATGGAGTACTACCCGAAGCGTCTGAGAGAGCTAAACCTCTCGCTTCCGCTCGAGCGCATCGCCCAGCTGACGGAAGAATACACGGTGAATGCCTCTGTACTGATGGCTGTGAAGAACCTCCAGGCTGATATGCGCCTCCTCAAGCGCGTCATGGGAGGCAAGAAGACCATCAGATGGGAGCAGCTCGCCAGCGCTATCGGCTACTACCGCCAGGAGGTGGGACATACGCTCCCTCAGAGCGCAGCGCGCTTCCGAAAGGCGCTGCGTGAGTTCGATGAACGTGGCTACGAGAGCTTGATCAGTAAGAAGTTCGGCAACCAGCAGACCCGTAAGGTGGATCGCGACACGCTTTACCTCCTCCTTGCTCTCGACAACGACGACATGCGCCCATACAATAGTACGGTGGCTGAGCGGTACAACCGCTTCGTGGAGGGAGAGCTGACGGTCTACAACCCTGAGACGGGTGAGCTGTACGACCCAACGCCTTACAAGCCACTCAGCGAGACGACCGTGGCGAACTACCTCTCTACGCCAGAAGCAAAGGCCCTGCGCGGGAAGGTCCACGACGACTATCAGACGTGGCGTGGCAAGAATCAGCCCTTTGTGCTGCGTAAGCGTCCGACGATGTCGCTCTCTAAGATCTCCCTCGACGACCGTGACCTTAAACTCAAGGTCAACTGGAGAGAGCAGGGGGTCAGTGAAGTGGTCAGCTTGAAGATCTACGTAGCGTACGACCTGGCGAGCCAGGCGATCATCGGCTACGCCTTCAGCGGTAAGAAGCGCCACGACATCTTCCTCGGGTGCTTGCAGTCAACCTTCCGCACGCTCCTCTCCCTGGGGCTTCCCTGCCCCTATG